ATATCCCATAAGCCCGGAATATAGCCACCTTTTATCAATAGTTCCCATATAAGTACAACAGCAGAAATGGTTATGAGTGTATGTTTCATTCACCCAGATCAAAATATTTGTTGTCTGGGTGACGAGTCGGTAAGTTTAATTTTTCCACCAGTAGAGTTGTAAATTCACTTAAACGAGGACCAACCGCACTAGCATTGCTAATTCCATTCTTCTGTACAAATGGTGTATTAACAAGTTCGTCAATACCATATTTAGCTCTTCTAACTTCAATATCTACTTTTTTACTTGTAGATACAATTGGACCTTCCAATGCAGATACACTTGCAGCAGGATTTTTAATAAAATCGTTTAGTAATTGGCGTGATACCTCACGAAGAACTTTTACTGCTTGTGGATTTTTTTCTGCCCAATCTGCATTTACAGTAATCACTCGACTCACTGCCATTGGAAAGTGGTCACTAAGTTTAATGATGTTTAACTCGTCAATACCAACCCCTGCTTTTTCCAGATTGAAAACCACGGACGTTGTAAACGAGGTGATTGCATCAATATGTCCAGATACTAATGCAGGGACACGGGCGGGCATATGTATAGGAACATTTATCCATCTGGCAGATGTTACAGTAGTTAAAACCTTATTAGTAAAACTAGTGGGGTGACTACCAAGTTTACGTCCATCCAAATCATCGAATGTCTTAATACCTGATGATTTAAGTGTAATTACTCCATTTTGGGCCTTATCATCAACGACAAGAATTGCTAAAATTTTAGGGTCAGGTGATTTACTATTGACAAGAACTACACCACTATAGTCATGGTATCCAATATCTGCTCTTCCAGTTGCGAGAGCCAGACCAGTTTTAATACTGCCGGGGCCCTTTCCTACAAATTCAATATCTAATCCACGTTTAGAAAATGCGCCGTCTTTGATGCCTTTTAGAAACCAACTGTGTACACCAAAGGGTCCAGTATCTATAATAAGTTTTGCTTGTGTTGATGCATAAGCTGAAGACATGCATAGTAATAGGGTAAATACCCCAAAAATTAATGATTTCATAATAATACTCCTTTATGACTCAAATCATTTACTATTATATATAGGTCAAATAAATTCGATTAGATCATGGGTTTTCTTGATATAACAGTTGTAACATAGAATGACAGACTGATCAATTAGGTGAAATACCTCTTTACGACTGTCATCACTGGTTCCAACTCTTTTGGATACTTTGCGTATCTCTGCATCATAAGGCCAGAATTTGAGACACACATGTTCTGCCTCACCACAGTGAACACATGATTTATCTGTGAGAAATTCGTTTAGGAGATATACTCGTTTCTGGTAATTTCTCCGTGAAACTTTCTTGATAGTGTCTTTGTATTTTTCATAATGTTCATTCATGATTCTATTTATATGATATAACACTTATAAAAACGAGTTTTGTAAAAGAGGGTTTTTATAAATATCTGTATAACAAATAACTCTCTTTAAGTTAGGAGTAAAGACATGGGATTTCTAGTTTCACCCGGCGTTCATGTACGGGAAATTGATCTTACTAATGTTGTTCCAGCTGTATCTACGTCTATCGGTGCCATCGCCGGTCCTTTTGCAAAAGGTCCAGTGAGTTCGGTTACTGCGATTAGTTCGGAAGAACAGTTACTACAGACATTTGGTAAGCCAAACAGTTCAAATTTTGAGTTTTGGTTCACTGCTGCAAACTTCTTGCAATATGGTGACGCACTCAGGGTGGTTCGTGCAGAATCAGCAATATTAAACGCTGGTGCAAACAGTGGTATTCTCATTCGTGACGATGACCATTATGAAGCCAGTTTCTCAACAGGACAGGGTTCTCACGGTGAGTGGGCTGCTCGTACCGCTGGTACTCTTGGTAACTCAATCGGTGTGGATATCTGCCCCAGCGCAAGAGCATTTACTCAACCTCTGGGTACACTTAACCTAGTGAATGGTGCCGGTGCAATTGGTGATTTGCAAATCACAGTTGATGACCAAAATGCAACAGATGCGTCAATCATAATCGGGGACATTATCAAGTTCTTTACAAACAACGCTGTTACTGCTGTTGTTGATGGTGCAATTACGGTTGCAACCAAAAACCTTACGGTTGATGCTAACTCTGGTACAGCTGCGGTTGGCCAACGTGTTGTTGGTCCAGGCATCTCTGATGGTGGTGTAATCGTTAAGATTGAAACAGTTACTTCGCAGACTGCTCTTATCCTCGACAAACCAATTACAGTTGCAGATAATGTTGTTCTTGCATTCGACAATCTTTCCGCTGTAGAAGCGGGTAATGTAGAATATGAAGTTACTGCTGTTTCGGGTGAAGTTCTGACTATTCGCAAGCTTGATGACCCGGCTGGAGCTGGACTTCAGACAATCATTCCTGATAACTCTTATATTCAACGTCGATGGCGTTTCAGTGACCTATTTGATGCGGCTCCCGGCACATCTGATTGGTCAACTGCAAACGGTCGTGGTGAATTAGATGAATTGCATGTTGCAGTTTATGATAAAACTGGTGACATTACTGGTTTTTCTGTTGATGTTAAAGGTCAACGCACAGCGTCAATAATTGAAGTATTTCCGGCAATGTCTAAGAACACAGCTGCGAAGACAACACAGGGTGGTAATAACTACTATGCAGATGTTATCTTCCGTAGTTCTGGATTTATTTACTGGACAGACCATCTTGCTGCTGGTACTAACTGGGGTACAGATATTGCCACAGGTACAGACTACACACTGGTAAGTGGAGTTGCAGTTGATACACTAACTGGTGGAACGGATGATTACTCCGTAACTGCTGGTGAAATGGAAATTGCTTATGACAAGTTTGCTGACACAGAAAATCTTGACATCAACCTAGTTATGGGTGGTCCAAGTTCTGCTGTTGCAGATACAGAAGCTGGTCAGGATACACACGTTACAATGATCACTGATCTTTGTGAACTTCGTAGAGATTGCGTTGGTTTCGTATCACCTTATCGTGCTGCGACAGTTGGTGTAACATCATCTATCACTCAGACAGAAAATGTCAAGGATGCGTTTGACAAGTGCCCATCATCTTCTTACATGGTATTCGATAGTGGATACAAGTACATGTATGATAAGTACAACGATGTGTATCGTCATGTTCCTTTGAACGGTGATACTGCTGGTCTTTGTGCAAATACAGATGCTGTTGCTGATCCTTGGTTCTCACCAGCGGGTTACAATCGTGGTGGTGTTCGTAGTGCAATCAAACTTTCTTATAACCCACAGAAAGCAGATCGTGACATTCTCTATAAGGCTCGGATTAACCCAGTGGTTGATTTCCCCGGTCAGGGTGTTACACTCTTTGGTGATAAGACTGCTCTTTCCAAACCAAGTGCATTTGACCGCATTAACGTGCGCCGACTGTTCCTTGTTCTTGAAAAGGCAATTGCCACTGCTGCTAAGTTCCAACTCTTTGAGTTCAACGATGAATTCACAAGGGCGCAGTTCCGTAATCTAGTAGAACCTTTCTTGCGGGATGTGCAGGGTCGTAGAGGTATTTTCGACTTTAAGGTAGTTTGTGATACAACTAATAACACGGGTGAGGTCATTGACCGTAACGAGTTTATTGGTGACATCTACATCAAACCAGCAAGGTCAATCAACTTTATTACATTAAACTTCATCGCCGTTCGAACTGGTGTTGCGTTTAGTGAGGTAGGAGGTTAATCATGGCTAATATAGATGACTTTAAAGCAAGTTTAATCGGTGGTGGCGCAAGAGCCAACCAATTTAGGGTAACCATCACTCCACCATCAGGTATCGCAATCGGTCTTGATGCTCGTAGAACTTCGTTTCTTGTAAAGGCTGCAACTTTACCAACTCGAACTATTGGTGAAATTGAATTGAAATTCCGTGGTCGTACTATCTACATGGCAGGGGATCAGACACCAGTAGATGCATGGGAAACTACATTCATTAATGATACGGACTTTGGTATTAAGAATGCAATTGAACTTTGGTCAAATGGTATCAATGATTTTGCTCTTAATACTGGTGTTGTATCACCTTCTGACTATCAGACAGACTTAACTGTTGAACAGTTGGATCGTGACGAAACAGTTCTGAAGACATATATTCTTCGTAACTGTTGGCCAACGACAAGTGGTTCTGCAATTGAACTGAGTATGGAGACTGAAAGTGCAATTGAAGAATTTTCAGTTTCTTGGAGATATCAACACTTTGAAGCTTCTGGCGTAAACTTCTAATTTGAACCTACTAAATAGACAGTAGGAGATAAAAAGATTATGGCAGAATTATTCGGCTTTTCAATACAAAAAGCACAAAAGGATGCGGGGTCTCGTGAGAAAACTTTCACGGACCCCACTTCTGATGACGGCGCAATTGAGATTGCAGGCGGTGGATTCTTTTCATCTGTACTAGATACAGATGGTCGGGAACGCAACGAGCTTGACCTTATTCGTCGTTATAGAGATATTTCTATGCAATCGGAGTGTGATGCTGCGATTGAAGATATCGTGAATGAAGGTATCATTTCAAATTTAAATGATATTCCAGTTAACATAGACCTAACCAACTTACCTTATAACGATAAAATTAAAAATCGTATTAGAGTAGAGTTTATGGAGGTCTTGCGTCTTCTCAATTTTAATGAGAAGGGTCATGACATTTTTCGCCGGTGGTATATTGACGGAAGAATGTTTTATCACAAAGTTATTGATAACAAAGACCCCCAAAAGGGTCTAACACAACTTAGATTTATTGACCCAAGTAAAATCCGTAAGGTTCGTGAAACAAAAAAAGACCCTGATCCAAGTGTCAATGGTATTGAGATGGTCACTAAAGTAGATGAGTATTATATCTACAGTGATAAAGGTTTTGCAGCATCTGGTTCACAGGGTAATAATCAAGGAATTAAGATTGCTGCTGATTCGATAGTGTATGTCCCATCAGGACTTCTTGATAATAACACAGGTCGAGTTATCTCCTATCTACATAAAGCAATCAAACCAGTTAATCAGTTGCGTATGATTGAAGATGCGATTGTTATCTATCGTATCTCCCGTGCGCCTGAGCGTAGAGTTTTCTACATTGATGTTGGTAATCTACCAAAAATCAAAGCAGAACAATATCTAAAAGATGTGATGAACCGTTATCGTAACAAGTTAGTTTACGATGCAACTACGGGAGAAATTCGAGATGATCGAAATCACATGTCAATGCTTGAAGATTTCTGGTTGCCTCGGCGTGAGGGTGGTAGAGGTACAGAGATTAGTACACTACCCGGCGCTGCTAATCTTGGGGAAATAGATGATATCGTATACTTCCAACGAAAACTATACCGTTCACTTAACGTGCCGATTTCAAGACTTGAAGCCGAAAACGGATTTAGTATGGGACGAGCATCAGAAATTACCAGAGACGAACTCAAGTTCACTAAGTTCGTACAACGTATTCGTAAGAAATTTACCCCCCTATTCACTGACCTGCTCAAGACTAACCTACTCCTTAAAGGAATAATTGCGCCAGAAGATTGGCCTCGTATGCAAGAGCATATTCAGTATGACTTTATGGAAGATGGTCACTTTGCAGAGTTGAAGGATGCAGAACTTCTTAATGACCGTATTCAGACACTTGACGGTATTCAGTCCTACATTGGAACATTTTTCAGTAAGGAATATGTATTGAAGAAAGTTCTGAATATGACTGATGCTGAAATCCAAGAAATGCGAGCTCAGATGAAGAAAGAGCTTGATACTGATCCATTGGATGGTGGTATTGATATGCCAGATGGTGGTGACGGTATCACAAGATATCCACAGGATG